GTCTAGCGTTTAGTTGGATAGGGTTTGACGAGTTGACCCAGTGGGCCACACCATATGCATGGAATTACATGCGGTCACGTCTACGGTCCACTGCACCAGACTTGCCAATTTTTATGAGGGCTACGACTAACCCCGGCGGTAGAGGTCATGGGTGGGTCAAGAAAATGTTCATCGACCCTGCGGTATATAATAGAGCATTCGATGCAACAGATATTGAAACAGGAGAAGTCTTGCGATATCCCGCAGGACATGCAAAGGCTGGAAAGGCATTATTTAAACGGAGATTTATTCCAGCAAGATTATCAGACAATCCTTATCTGGCAGAGTCGGGTGATTACGAAGCTATGCTACTCTCCATGCCAGAGCAGCAAAGAAGACAACTCCTTGATGGAGATTGGGATATTAAAGAAGGAGCGGCGTTTACTGAGTTTGACCGCAGTGTTCATGTCATTGAGCCTTTTGATATACCTAATAACTGGGTAAAATTTAGGGCTTGCGACTATGGTTATGGCAGTAAGTCTGGTGTTATTTGGTTTGCTGTCGCACCTGATGAGCAGCTTATTGTATATAGAGAATTGTATGTTTCTAAAGTCCTCGCCACAGACTTGGCAGACATGATATTAGATGCAGAGTTTGAAGACGGCAATATTAAATACGGAGTATTAGACAGTTCTCTGTGGCATAAACGTGGTGACACTGGACCTTCTTTGGCAGAACAAATGATAAGTAGAGGATGTAGGTGGCGTCCATCCGATAGAAGTAGAGGTAGTCGTGTAGCGGGTAAAAACGAAATACATAGACGCTTACAGATAGATGAATTTACAGAGGAGCCTAGACTTGTTTTCTTTGATAGCTGCACAAATGTCATATCACAGTTACCGTCCATCCCTTTGGACAAGAAAAATCCAGAAGACATTGATACGCATAGTGAAGACCACTTGTATGATGCGTTGAGATATGGTATAATGTCTAGACCAAGGTTTAGTATATTTGACTTTGATCCGGGGCAGAGTCCACGAAATAGTATGCCCGTTGCAGATAACACGTTTGGATATTAATATGGAAATTATATGGTCATTAATGTTAACGGTTTGTATGGACAGCCAAACATGCGTTAAACAATCCGTGCAATGGTTTGAAGAAAAACCACAATGTGTAGAGGCACAGTTAATACACGAAAACATACCGCCAGATGGTGATTGGAAATCTGTAGACTATAAGTGTGTAGTAGTCGGAGCAAAGGAAGTATGATGGCAGAAGATGATATTGTAATGGAAGATGATGCTATCGCATTAGAGGACACAGAAGATTCTGTTGCTGAAGATAGTGATGTATCGGGAATGATTCCATTTATTATGGAACGATACCAAAGATCAGAAGATTATCGTTATACAGATGAAGAGCGTTGGCTACGGGCATATCGTAATTATCGCGGCTTGTACGGACCAGATGTACAGTTTACTGAAGCGGAGAAATCACGTGTATTTATCAAAGTTACTAAAACCAAAACACTGGCTGCATACGGTCAAATTGTTGATGTCCTATTCGCTAACCATAAGTTTCCTTTATCAATCGAGCCTACAGAACTTCCAGAAGGTGTGGTCGCTGATGTGCATTTTGATCCACAAAAGCCAGAACAGCTTCAGGATATGGAAAGCCCGTATGGGTTCGCTGGTGACGGTAGGGACTTTCCCGCTGGTGCAACTGAAGCGACTCTTCAAGAAAAATTAGGTTCACTAGAAAACAAACTAGAGCCTGTACAAGAAAAACTAGAGGAAGGTCCGGGTAAAACACCAACAGCTATATCATTTAGTCCAGCTATGATTGCTGCTAAAAAGATGCAAAAGAAAATACATGACCAGCTAGAAGAGTCTGGTGCATCTAAACATCTGCGTAATGCATCGTTTGAGATGGCATTGTTTGGTACAGGTGTTATGAAAGGTCCATTTGCCACCGATAAAGAGTATGGCAATTGGGATGATGAGGGTAACTATGATCCACTGTTTAAAACAGTTCCGCAGGTTGAGCATGTATCAGTATGGAATTTTTATCCAGACCCTGATGCTAATAGCATGGATGAAGCGCAGTACGTAATAGAACGACACAAAATGTCACGCTCACAACTGCGTGGTTTAAAGAAACGCCCATATTTTCGTAGTTCCGTGATTGACGAGTGTATCGCTCTTGGAGAAAGCTACAATAAAAAGTATTGGGAAGATGACCTGTCAGACTATGCACCTGAACATGGCATTGATAGGTTTGAAGTTCTTGAGTATTGGGGCATGTGTGATGTCGATATGCTTTTGGAACAAGGCGTAGAAATACCAGAAGAACTACAAGACTTTGATGAGTTACAAGCAAACATCTGGATATGTAACAATAAACTTATCCGTATGGTTCTTAATCCATTTAAGCCAGCTAAGATACCTTATCATGCTGCACCATATGAGTTGAATCCATATAGTTTTTTTGGTGTAGGCATTGCAGAAAATATGGATGATACACAAACTCTGATGAATGGCTTTATGCGTATGGCTGTTGATAACGCCGTATTGTCGGGTAACTTGATTGTAGAGGTAGACGAAACGAACCTTGTGCCGGGTCAAGACTTGTCACTGTATCCGGGTAAGATATTCCGTAGACAGGGTGGCGCACCGGGTCAGGCTATCTTTGGCACTAAGTTCCCTAATGTGTCACAAGAAAACATGATGCTGTTTGATAAAGCCCGTGTGTTAGCTGATGAAAGCACAGGCTTCCCATCATTTGCACATGGGCAGACAGGTGTATCAGGTGTAGGTCGTACTGCATCAGGTATTTCTATGCTTATGGGTGCAGCACAAGGTGGCACTAAAACAGTTATTAAAAACGTAGACGATTATCTACTACGTCCGTTGGGAGAAGGTTTCTTCCGTTTTAACATGCAGTTTGATTTTGACCCAGAACTTAAAGGTGATCTGGAAGTTAAAGCACGTGGTACAGAAAGTCTTATGGCTAACGAAGTGCGTAGTCAAAGGCTTATGCAATTCTTGCAAATAGCAAGTAATCCAGCACTAGCACCTTTCGCTAAATTCCAATATGTAATTCGTGAGATTGCAAAGTCTATGGATTTAGACCCAGATAAAGTAACCAACAACATGGATGAAGCTGCACTGCAAGCAGAGATTATGAAAGGCTTTCAGGCTCCGCTAGAGCAGCAACAGCAACAACAAGGCAGCGCGATGGGTGCGCCACCACCGGGGGCTAATGTAAGTGATCCTACAGGTGCAGGTGGCGGTAATATAGGTGTAGGACAGGCTCCTATACCGGGCGAACAAGGATTTAGTGGAAACAATGGACAAGTACAAGCACCGCAAGCAGGTGGTCAGCCGCCTCAAGCCGATGGTCAACAGCAAGCCCCAGTGGGAGGCATTCAATAATCTTATTGACATGATGATTGAAGATCAGCATAAGTCAATGGAACAATCAGAACACGCAACAATATTGTATAGATGTCAAGGCGCAGTATTAGCACTGCGTAAATTAAAACAAATAAGAGAAGAGGCAAATGGCACTAACTGACGCATCAATAGAAGCGACACAACAAACTGACCAGATGCTGTCTAAAGATACAGACGCTAAAAAGTTTGTGCATGAAGGAAGAGAGTACCCTGATACTCCTTACTTTAGAGACATGGTTGCCAGAATGGAACGGCAAAAAGAAGAGGGGCCGGGTACATTCAAGGAAGCTGCTCAAACAATAGCAGAAGTTGCTCCAATAACAGGTGACGCAATCGCTATGTACGAGTTGCCTGAAGATATGAAAAATGCTTTTGCCTTAATAAAACAAGGATATTCAGAGGGCGATATTAAAGATATGGGTCTTGGTGCTGGCTATGCTGCTCTTACAGCAGCAGGTGTAGTTCCGGGACTAGGCATGGGTGCAAGGGTTCTGCGTAAAGGATTACGTGCTAGTTTAGATGATGCCGTTGAACAAACGGGTGATTTATTTCGCACAGCATCTGGCATGGACGATACAAGTGGTTTAATTACTGTTACTGACAAAAGTGTTAAAATAACTAAACCACCTAAATCTGTTCAAAAAGGTCCAGCCATATTTAAATTTTTTGGGGGTGATAAAGGTATTAGCAGCGACCAAAAGTATGCTGACTATGCCGCTTCAAAGAAAAAAGCAGATGATCTTGGTATAGAAGCAAAAGATAAAGCAACATTTGATGATAAAGAAGAGTTTATCTTTAGGGATTCTAAAGGAACTTATATAGACCATGTTGACGGTAAATTTAGATATGAAATAGGCACTGCAGATTTAAAATTAGCTGATGGCATACAAGATCAACGTCTAATGAGTTTTCCTATTGGGGGCAAACCCATAAATAAAGATGTTTCACTTTCATTTTTAAAATTAGAAAACGCAAAAAGAAAAGCTGCTGTTGATGCTGGATTTGATCCACAAGATTATGAATTAAACGATCCTATAAAATTACCAGACTTATTAAACGATCATAAAGTATTTGAGGAGTATCCATTTTTACGAAATATAGTTATAAGAAGAGCAGAAACTGGTCCTGATCTTGTTCCTTTATATGAAGGTGCATATAAACCAGCTTCTATGTTTTCAAATGATGTTATTTTTTTAAATACTAACAATACAGCAGAAAATTTTAAATCTATTATTGCCCATGAAGTGCAACACGCTATTGATTTTTTTGAGGGAAGACAGTCTGGTGCTGATTTAGATATTCTTATATTAGCTACACTTAAAGAGAAAAAATTAATTGATCCTGATATAAACGATATTGATGAAGCCATAGATATTTTTAATCAACTTGACGATGAAATATCAAGTGAAGTATATGAAGAAGCATCAAAAAAATATACCACAGTGGCGGGAGAAGTTGACGCTAGAAATGTAGAGTTTAGATTAAAAAATCCTAATTTACAGTTTAAAGAATTGCCTACAAGGTTTACAGATGAATATGCGCCTGAAGGAAAAAGTTTAGCTGCAACAAAAGATTATGAAGAAGCAGTTGAGTCACAAAAAATCCCAAATTTGGAGCGACAGTTAGATACATTAGAAAAACTTGACGCTGAAATGGAAACATTGAAAAACACGTTAAAGGAAATAGAAAATGAAAAACTTACATCTTCTCCGGGTGATCTGACTGATTATGGCTATGTAGATATTAAACCAAAGTCTGCACAAACAAGGCAGGATAAAACATCTGAAGCCATTCCTGTAATGCCCGTTAATCAAGCAAGTCTTACAGAAAAAGGTTTTGATTTTAAACCGGGTGGTGAATTTGTTAATCCTATTACAAAAGAAATTCTTACTGGTAAAAAAGTTGGTAATGCTAATATTAAGATTGTGCCGGGTATGGAAGTTAAAGGTGGCAGACCTATGGCATCATTTAATGTCACCGACCTTGATGTTCCAGAGGTAGGCACTACAGGCAAAGGTAAATCACAAATTCTTGTTAATCTTATTAAACCCACTAAAAAAGGAAACAAAGCAGGTTGGAAATGGGATAACGTAGGGGATGAAGAACTTGAGGGTGTAAACACTCTTGTATCTGTTGTACATAAAGGTAAACATTATTTTACATTAGAAACAGATTTTTCAAAAGGCGCAGAATTAAAAACATATCCTAAAAGTAAATCAGAACCACGTTTGCGGCCTACAGCTACAGGTGAACTTGACTTACAAGAAGAGGTTGGCAAAATCAGGATGAAAGACAAAACACATCCTGTATATCGTAAAATTACAGCATTCGCAAGTGGTGGACTTGCTATGGCAGAAGGTGGAGCAATACCAATGGATAGACAAATGAGCATGTTTGAAGATGGCGGTCTTATGGACGAAGGCGGCACAATAGACCCTGTATCTGGTAACGATGTACCACCCGGCTCTACTCAAGAAGAAGTACGTGATGATATTCCTGCACAACTTAGTGAAGGTGAGTTTGTATTCCCTGCTGATGTTGTACGTTACATTGGTCTAGGCAACTTGATGCGTATGCGTCAGGAAGCTAAGATGGGCTTAAAGCTGATGGAAGAGATGGGTCAGATGGGTAATAGCGAAGAAGCTACTATGCCTGATGATTTACCGTTTGATATAAATGACCTTGACATGGACGATGATCCAGTAGAAATGCAAGAAGGTGGAGTTGTTACGTCACAAGATACTGGCATATTCCGTCAGCCATCACAGTTTGCAGGTGAGGGTAATAGACCGGGTGTAGCACCTGCTCCTGTTGTACCACCTATGGGTGCTATTCCACAAGCAGCGTCAGCACAAATGCAAAGACCACAGACGTATGCTGTTCCTACTGTTCAACAACAAAATATACCTACCACGCCATTCACTCAATTTACAGGAGGTGTTCCTAACGTAGAATTTGAAATGGCTACGTTTAGAAATGAACAAGGTCAAGAAATACAACTTAAAATTAAAAAAGGTACGAAGGGTGAATTGTTTGATCCAGCAGATGCAGCAAGATATGCTGGCTATAAATATGTTGACCCAGAAGCAACAAAGGCTGCTGACACTACTGTACAACCTACAACTCCACAGACTACAAGGGTTACAGGTGTTGAGGGCATGTCAAAAGAAGAAAGAGAAGCTGCAGAGGAAACTACGCTTAGGTCAAAGCAAAGAATACAAGACTCTAGAAACTTATTTGGTTTAGAAACTGTGGAAGGTGTTATGGAAGGTATTGGAGGCACGTTGGGTACGTATGGTCCTGACAGTGTAGGTAAAATGACAGGAACAGGTTATATAATTGGTAAGAATGGACAGTTACTTGATCCTTCCACTGGTTTGTTAGTTAGAGGTGGAGACACAGGAATTACTTCTCCTTTTGCTCTCATATCTGGTATCACTGATCCTAGATATCAAAATCAAAAACCGTTTAATGCGGATTTTATGAATGCACTACCGGATAATGTTAAGGGAAGGTTTGTTAATAATTTACGTAGCAATCCTGCATACTTTAGTGAACGATTTAAAAATACTACTTCTATTGCTGAAGTTCGTGACTCCATTCAAAAAGCAGATGATTTTGAAAAAGACTTTAAAGATAAAGGATTTGTTAT